TCTCTACATCCGAAGAAAAGATTAAAGATGTTAATGCCAACGCTCCTGTAGGTACAACACAAGCTTTAATTGAACAAGGTGCGAAAGTATTCTCATCTATTCACTCAAGACTTCATGACTCGCAGAAACGCGTCCTCATGGTACTCGGACGTATCAATCGTTGGTATCTTGACGAACAAAAGAGAGGTGACTTAGTAGCAGAGCTTCCAATTACACGCGAAGACTTTAAACGCAACTCAGACATCGTTCCTGTATCTGATCCGCATATTTTCTCTGAAACACAACGTATGGCTCAAAACCAAGCTGTGTTACAACTTATGCAAACATACCCACAAGCGTTTGATGTTAATGCTGTATTACAACGCGTATTAAAACAAATGAAAGTACCTGGTGTGAACGAGTTAATGCCTAATGCACCTAAAGCTGTTGAGCAAGATTCTGCAAATGAAAACGCGGCTATGGCTCTCGGTAAACCTGCATTCGCATATCCACGCCAAGATCATCTTGCACATATTCAAGCTCACTTAAATTTTGCACTTGATCCTAACCTAGGTTCTAACAACTTAATCGCTCCTAAATTTATTCCACAAGTTTTAGAGCATATCAAGCAACACATGATGCTTTGGTACACAAGTCAAATGCAAGGTTATGTTACAGCTAACCCAAATCTTGAGTTTGAAAAATACGAAGATAGTAAGTTTGCTAAAGAGATTGATAAGATCATGGCGGTTGCTTCTGACCACGTCAAACTTGATACACAACAAGTGTTTGCAAAAGTCACACCTGCACTTCAACAGTTAGGTCAAGTGATGTCTCAATTTGCTCCACAACCACAAGTTGACCCTGCTGATCAAGCGTTGTTACAAGCATCAATGGCAGAGACTCAACGTCGCGCGGCTCGTGATCAAGGTGATTTACAAATTGCACAGCAAAAATTACAAAACGACATGGATCAAGACGAGAAAGATAGACAAGTCAAGATTGCAATGAATGCCGAAAATAATTTAACAACTGAAAGATTGAAGACAGCAGAACTTACTGTTGACGAACTTAGGTTGCGTAAAGAGCAGGAGCAGACTGCTATAAAACTGCAAAATGTAACTCAACGTAACTTAGGGAGATAACTATGGCAACGACCGATAAAGAACAATCAGGCGACTTAGTTAATATGCACAAGCGTATTAGCCACGGCGCATGGTTAGACGGTGAAACACTTCAAGAGTCAGGTTCCGCTACTATGCCAAAAGCAAATAGCGATCATGGCAACTTTGAAACAAGTGCTATCAAAAAAGATAACGCATGAGATATATTTCCGATGTTATTAGCGCTGTAGAAGCGCGTAAAGTAACGATAGAGAAGGCATTAGCGCAAGGTACCGCGTCTAACTACGACTCATATCAAAGACTCGTCGGAGAATATGCGGGACTTCAAACAACGATAGATATTATTAATAACCTTCTAAAAGAAGAGGAAGAAAAAGAACTATGAGTGACACACAGGTAGTTGGTGATTCAACTGATTTACGGGAAGCTTTTCCTGTTGTAGACCCTGGTGCTGTACCGTTAGGCGCAAGAATTTTAGTACAAATGCGCTTACCAAAGAAAAAAATGACGTCATCAGGCATCATTTTAGCCGAAGAAACTAGGGATACTGAAAAAGCACAAAACCCTGTCGGGAAAGTAGTGGCTATAGGTCCATTAGCGTTTAAAAAGCGCGACACAATGGAGTCATGGCCCGAAGGTTCGTGGGTAGATGTGGGCGATTACGTCCGCGTACCACGATGGACAGGTGATCGATGGGAAATTGCTATCAATCAAGACGACGTCGTGCAGTTCATGCTTATGAACGACCACGAAGTTATTGCTAAATTAACAAGTAATCCACTAGAAATGAGGGCATTTGTATGATCGAAGATAAAGATAATGAAATGATTGACGTTAAAGAAGAAGTAGATGGTTCAGCGGTTATTGAATTACCTGAAAGCATCCCTTCTCCTGACGTTAAAGTAGAAGAAGACTCTGACGAAGCTGATGAACAAGCTAGACAGAAAGAATTAGCCGATGGAGGCTCAGTTGATCCTGACGCTGAAGCTGTTCGTGAAGCTAAACGAGCAAAAAGACGTGCTCGTAAAGACTATCACAAGCAAGTTTCAGTTGAAAAAGACACTAAACTTCATATGCTCGAGAGACAAAACCAAGAATTATTAGAAAGATTGTCTGTTGTCGAGAGAAAAACCCAAGGCGGTGAGATTGCACGCATAAATAAGGCGATTGAAGATCAAGAGTCTAAAATTTTGTTTGCAAAACAGAAAATTAAAGAAGCCACAGAGACGGGTAACGGTGATTTACTCACTCAAGCTCAAGAAATGTGGTATGACGCTAAAAAACAGTACGAATCTTTAGAAGGTTTAAAGAAACACTCTGTTCAACAGCCTCAACAACAAACTATTCAAGCACCTGATCCAATGGTAGCTCGCTACGCAGGTGATTGGATGTCTGAAAACCCTTGGTATGACCCTAATGGTCGTGATTCTGATTCAAAAATAGCATTAACTATCGATCAGGGCATGGCAGAAGAGGGTTGGAACCCAAAATCACAAGAATATTGGGAAGAACTCGATAATAGACTTGCAAAATATTTACCGCACCGTTATATTGGTGAAGTAGAAAAAAGCGTTAGTCCATCTACAAGAAGACCTAGAAATATCGTTACAAGTTCGGGTCGGGAAAGTGCGTCGAGTAGTGGTGGTAAAAATACATTTACCCTAGCTCCTGAGCAAGTCAGAGCAATGAAAGATGCAGGCATGTGGGATGATCCCGAGAAGAGGGCGAAGATGATTCGTCGTTATGCAACCGAAAAACTTAATCAACGATAAAATATAGGAGAATTAAAATGGATTCACGTTTAAAAAAATCATTATCAGCAGGTGGACGCGAAAATCGCGCGAGTCATGATTCAGTTCGTGAGGCACCCGAGGATACGTTCGTATCATCCCAAGAGCGTCGTAAGATGTGGACAGATGAATGGACACAAAGCGCACTACCCAACGTCCCAAGTTTGAACGGGTGGCACTTGTGTTGGTTGTCAACAACTAATAGTTACGACAGCATCGATAAAAGAATTAGACTAGGTTATCAACCTGTAAAATCGGAAGAGATACCAGGGTTTGAAAATTATCGAGTAAAAGCAGGTGACCATGAAGGTTATATCGCGTGTAATGAGATGTTATTGTTCAAGATACCCGAAGATGTGTATCAAGAAATTATGACTCATTTCCACCACGATGCTCCTCAGGATGAAGTGAACAAAGTTCGCGTTCAATCTGAGCAACAACTCGGCGGTCGCGACAGTAACGGAAAACCCCTAGGTCAAATTGAAGGTGACGGTATGGATAGTTTAGACAAACCGAAAGCTGCTCCACGTTTTTAGTCGGGCAGATTTAATATTTAACTTAGGAGTAATATATGTCAGCAACATCAGCTCCGTTTGGTTTACGTCCTGCGTTCCATCCTTCAGGTTTGGATCGTGCTCAAGCACTCGCAGGCGGTATCCCAAGCGCATACAACACTGACATTCTAAAAGGTCAACCTGTATTGTACGTTGCAGGATCAGGTGTGATCGAACCCGTTAATGCTACAGGAGACGCTGTCTCAGGTGCATTTGCAGGTGTAGAATTTACAGATACAACAGGTAGACGTCGCGTATCAAACTATTGGCCTGCTAACACAGCATACCAAACAGGTTCATGCGTAGCGTATTTTTATAACGACCCTAACATTGTCTATGAAATTCAAGCAGACGGTACAGTAGCCCAAACATCTGTTGGACTAGACGCTAATTTCAGTAACTTTGCTGCAGGTTCTAACGTAACAGGCTTGTCACAAGCTACACTTAATGCTTCAATACTAAGCACAGGTGTACAAGGTCAAGTTCAAGTGTTAGACATTGCTCCATACCCTGACAATGATTGGGGTGATGCATTCACAATCGTACGAGTACAAGTAGCACGACGTCAAATCGCCGCTGTTGTACCAGGCATTTAATTAAGGGGAATAAACCATGGCAGCTCCAATGCGCAGTACGGACTTCCGAAGTATCGTTGAACCAATCCTTAACGAATGCTTTGACGGAGTCTATGATCAACGTACCGACGAATGGTCACGAGTATTTCGTGAACAAGAAGGTATACCAAGAAATTACCACGAAGAACCTGTTCTTTATGGTTTCGGTGCGGCACCTCAACTACCTGATGGCACTCCTGTGACCTATCAACAAGGTGGTGTGCTCTTCTTAAAACGCTATGTATACAAAGTATACGGTTTAGCGTTTGCTTTAACGAAAGTTTTAGTTGAAGACGGTGATCACATCAGAATCGGTCAAGTTTATGCTAGACATTTAGCACAATCATTGATTGAAACAAAAGAAACATTATCAGCTAACGTTCTTAACGTTGCTTTCAATGCTGCTTACCCAGGCGGTGACGGTGTTCAATTGAACTCTGCTTCACATCCAATCGTAAACGGTGTTACAAGTAAT